GGGAGGTAGGTGCTCGACGGTCTAACCACTCTGGCCCGCGCCAAACGGCGGGGAACCAGGGCGGGTCGGCCCTCGAGACGGCGGCAGTGGCAAACTGCCGCCAGGTTTTTAGGTAAGGACGCGTCGGGTGGAACGCGAGGTACTCATTGTACCTCACGTTCGAACACGGCGTGTCCTCGAAGTCTGGAAGGAATTCGGGGGCCCAGAGAATCTGGGATTCCCGAATCGCCTTCCAGTGGGAAACCACCTCAGGGAGGGCCTTCTTGAGGGGGTGGGCGGAAGCCCACTTCCTCAAGAGGCCCTCACGGACGGCGCGAATCCTCTTAGCGACCGAGGGGAGGGACGGGTACCGCACAGCGTCGGGGTCGGGTCCGAGCATTTGCTCGTACCCCCGGCCCGCGCGCTGAATTGCGGCCTCCCTGATCTCCTCACACGGTCCGAGGGGCACCCAGTCCAGTGGACCGGGAGTCTCGCCGTCCGTGAGAGCGAAGGCGGCAAGACAGTGGTCGGTGTCCTCGGACGCCATTTGGCGCCAGGGGCCCGGTCGGCTGTCAAGCCACGCCCGCTCGAAGGCGCTGACACTCAAGTGAGTGCCAGATCCGAAGAGCAGGCTCGCCAACGCTTTCCGATGAGGGGCCGAAGCGTCGAGCTTGAGGCCGTACGGGTCCGTAACTAGACCCGCGCCCCCAAGCTCGCGCGGAAGGGACGGAGGAATGCCCGCCGCTCGGAACTGGTCAGGTAGACCAGGACGGAGTGTGCGGGCGACAGCGTGCACCGTGCGCCGGTTGTAGCGGGCCGCATAAGCGGTCTCCGATACACCTGCGAGCCACCAGTCGGGCGCTTCTATCGCGCCGTGACCATGGGGCTCGTCCCCTTCGACGAGACCCCGCAAAGGGATCACGTCGAGGGGGAACGCAACGGTCCACGTATGGACCCGCTGGATGTTCGTTGGAACACGCAGCCGGTCCCTCTGCCCTCCCTTCCGCCGCCGGATCGTCCGGTAGATTGGACAAGGTCCATCTAGCACGGAGGTCCGGGCGCCTCGGAATTCCCACAAGACCTCGAGGAACACGCCGCGGTCAGACGAACGAAAGTGCTTCCCGGCCGAGAACTCCGCTCCGCAGGCTAACGCCCGCGATTCGTACGCGGAGATCCCAGCGCGGGACGAAGAGCCGATCAGGTCATCGCCGCAGATTCTCGCGGCGGACCGGAACCGGCCCTTCGAGGAACCCGAGGGCCCACGGGGGAGGGGGTCGCGGCTAATCGCCGCCTCCCACCAAAACCCGTGGATCACGTTCAGCAGCGCCCAAGTCGTCGGGAGTCCCATAAGGATCCCGCGGCTGGTGACCGCAGACGTGCCGTCCGGCCAGGTCAACTCCTGGGGCCCCGTGCAAGCACGGAGTCCCTCGAGCTCCACCGGCAACAGGCGACCCGAATCTGAGAGCCCATCGACGATGGCCGAAGCCAAGTCCAACGGGATCAGATCGGATGCCGCCCGAAAATCGGCGGAAACGACCTCTCCGGACGCACCACAGAGTTCCTGCACGATCGTCTGGGGGTCGCCAAGGAGCGTCGACTTAACCATGGGCCACTTCCGTAGCCCGTGCAT